ACGGATTATGTGTTGATGGGTATTTTCGTGGGGTTGGAGTTGTTTATATGAGTGTGTTATTGAAGTATTTTTTTTTGCGAACATAAGACTGGATACGATTTTTCTGCCTGTATAGTGGGTTCGTAGATGTGTATAAGAAACCATCGTCGGCCCGTAACTTTCAGGCACCCCCCGCTAACTTCCCCCGCCTTTGCGTGTGTCGTTGCATCACTTTGGCGATGTGTTTGGTTTCGCGTTTCGGTTCCGCGTTCTGATTCGTTGGTGAACCGCAGGTGGTACTAGGTAGGCACGACGTACGCCAGTGCGGTGGGAGTAGTGGGGTGGGCTACCTAGGTACGCATGTGCTGACGCAGTGCGCTGGTATGTGGCGCGAATGCTGCGTGCTGTCGTTGTGTGTAGTCGCTGCGTGCACCACGTGTAGGCCGGTGCCCCCGCCCCCGTGCTTCATCGTGGTTTCGTTCTTGCCTTGTTCGATCGCGCGATGTTGCATGAGCGGTGGGCGGGCAGGAGGGGGGAGGACGGATCCCCCGGTATTACGTGGTCGGCTTGCCACGGATCCCCCGCCCGTTCATTCTGTCCGCACACCCAGCAAGTCTCAGCGGTGGCGCGTACTGCTGCAGCGCGTGCCGCGTAGTCGCCGCTGTAGTGGGGGCGCACCCTCCCCCCCTCAATTTTGCGGAAGCATTCGGGACAGCGGGACTTAGGTGACGGGGTGCCACAGTCCAGGCATGGCTTCAGCACAGCGCCTGCCGTATCCCGTCGGCTAACTCAATGCGTGGTGTGTGGATCTGATGCAGTGCTGTCGGATCAGCGACACGCCAGTGCACACCGGTCGGCTTGTCCGGTAGTGGGTTGAGGGTGGGCGTGTAGCCCACTGCCTGCCCCATCATCGTGGCTAGCGTGGCGAAGTCGGTGGCGATACCAGTGCCCACGTTGATGGGCTGCGTGTAGTCCTGGTCAATCAGGCGCACGATCGTCGCCATGATGTCATCGACGTGCACCCAGTCACGGACCTGCGTGCCATCGCCCCATATGTCGAACGGGTTAGCCCTAGCCTGTGCCCGTGCGAGGAATGCACCGAACGGGTAACTGGTGTCTTGATCCGTCCCGTATCCCGACATGGGTCGGATGATGTGCACCGATGTGGGTCCGTCTAGCCGTGCGGCCATGTGTTCGCCGGTGAGTTTCACCCAGCCGTACATGCTGTCGGGTAGTTCGGGTTTGCGTAGGTTGATGAACTGTTCCCGCAGACGGGCGTGGCCCTGCCGCTGTTGGTAGCGGATCGGGTAGGCCGCCGATGATGACGGGTAGACCACATGCCGGGGCTTCACACGCTGCGCGTAGTTGAACAGTGCAACATCTAGGGTAGTGGTCTGTGCGACTGCCAGCGGGTTACCGTCGATCGTGGCGCGACCGCCGACGATGGCGGCGAGGTGAATCACGATGTCGAAGTATTCGGCGCTGTCGTACACGTACCGACAGTCAGTGCCTGACCGGATGTCTACCCCGGTAACGGTGTGACCCAGCGCCTCGAAGGTGCGTACTGCGTGGCGACCAAGGAAGCCTGCCGATCCGGTAACAAGTACCTTCATCGTACGGCCAGCCATACCTGCGTCGGCCCTAGCGGGACAAACCGTGCGGGACTGTATCCGGCACCGGTCAGCATGGTTAGGAAACCGTCCGCATCCCAGCCCCACAGATGACAGTCGCCGTGGTTGTCGGGGGTTTCACCGTTCGGCACCGATGCCACCAGGGTGGGCGCGTCCAGTGCAGCAAGGAATCCGTGCGGGTCGTCCATGTGTTCAAGGACTTCGGTCATCACGGCGATGTCTGACGGTTCGGGATGTTCCACGAAGTTGCGGTGCTCCACGTTGCGTCCGGCTGCCTGCGCTGCAGCCACGTTCGCCGGGGTGAAGTCGAAGCCACGCACGTTGCGTCCATGCAGCAACGAGATCAGGCCACCGTTCCCGCAGCCGTAGTCGATCACCGTCTGGTCGTACCCGTGGCGGAACAGCAGATCATTCACTAGCCCTGCGACCACCAGTAACCGGCCCACATGTTCGGGCTGGTTGAGATGATCGGCAGCTGCGCGTTCGGCGTGGAATGCGGCAGTGGCGACGTGCGCGAAGTCCTCGAACCTGTACTCACTCACCGACATGCCCACAACTGGTAGCGAACATCTAGGTCGGGATTATCGAGGAACTCGAAGGCAACGGGCTGCCAGCCTGTATCGCTGAACATGTCGGCGAGGTCTGCGACACCCCAGCGCCAGTAGTGTTCCGGGTTCGTGATCGTCTCATCGCACGGTGTGGACAGGATCAGCCGCTGCGCCTTCGCCCTGATCGCTACGAGTAGGGCGTCCGGGTCGTCGATGTGTTCGATCGTCTCGCTGCAGATGTAGACATCGACCGGTGGAATCTGCGTGATGGTGGACTCCACCCGTCCCGTGTATTCACAACCGGGAACGAAGTCGCCGAGCGTGCAGCGGGCGGACCACCGTCGCGCTAGTGATTCAGGTATCGCCCGGTCGCCGCAGGACAGATCCGCCACCGATTCAGCGACGGGGAATACCCGTGCCGCGAACTCGATCGTCCGCTGAACCCTGTCAATATGGTCCGGCCAGCGGGTGTGGTCGTACGCCTGCGGGTAGACCTCCACCATGTCGGCGTCGGTGTAGGCCGGGCGTAGTCGCCGCCTCATGCCGTCGCCGTTAATGCCGCGATGTCCAGCGGAAGTTGTTCGGCCTGGTAGATCTGCCATGCCGCCTGATCGTTCGACTGGTTCGCCGGGCTGTTCGCCTCGACATACGTCTCATCGGCGGGACTCTTGCCGTTCGTGAAGTGATGATGTTCAAGGATGACGTCGGGGAGGTATGTCAGCGCGTTGATGCCTTGCCCGAGTGCGATCCAGTAGTTATCCAGGTACAGGTGCACCAGCTGCGGCGGGTGGTATTGCCCGAGTGTGGTGATGATGCGGGAGGACTGCAGGACAGCCGTCGCTAGGTTCTCACCTTGGAATAGATCGTTGCCGTAAGCCAGGCCACCGTCTAGGACGTCGGCGAGGCGCTGATCCCACCGCGGGGTGCGCGGTATGTGGTCATCGCCTAGGAATCCCACGGCGTCGTAGTGCGGTGCGTAGTCCACGGCGATGCGATTGAGGGTCGGCCCTAGCTTCGTTCGCGGGCCTACCTGCAGGATGAACTGCGATGGGTCCACGTCGTTGAACAGTTCCCGGTAGTCGTTCAGGTGGTCGTCGTCATCATCGACGGCCACGACTAGATCGGCCTGTGCGCGGGTGTCGTCCCACGCATTCAGCAGACGGGCGATGTTGGCGGGTCGGTTACGTGACGGGCAGATCCAGACGGTGCGCATCGGTTCTCCGTGGGGTTACAACTTGATCCGGTCTAACAGGCTGTTGATGTAGTTCATCGCAGCCTCCCGGTTTTCCGGTGTGCAGGTGTGCAGGTGTTCGCGCGCGAACTCCAGTGCCTGCCGCAGGCTAGGCGGGATCATCCGCGCCGCATGAGGGATTTGATCGCGGAGACTTCCCGCTCGCGCTTCATTGCCGCAGCGCGTAGTCGTTTCTGTAGCGCGATCTTGTTGGCGCGGATGCGTTCGGCCCGGATCTTGTCTAGCGCGGTTTGCCAGTAGTCCTCAGCCATTGTGGCTCCAGACATGCAGAAAGCCCGCCGAACCGGGTGAATGGTTGGACGGGCTTAGGGGACACTTCTCTAGTAAGACACACTTTATGGCTCACTCATTGTGATGTCAAACATCACGCAACGTGCGCGTGTCGTGGTTGTCATGCGGCACCTCGCTTCGCCTTGTACTCCCGCACGCTCGGCAGCCAATATCGCCCGTGTTCCCGCTCAATGTGTCCACCTTGCGCCCACCGCTTGATCGTGGCTAGTGAGACTTCGGCAACCATCGCGGCTGTTTCACCCGGAACCCACGCCTCGGAGTGTCCGGCAATGACGAGGATCTGTGCAGACGATCGCTCAATCCCACACGACTTGCACCGGACAACAGCCTCCAGCTCCACGACACGGACCCGTAGCGTGCGCCCACAGTCATCGGTGGGGCATGGCACCCGCTGCCCACGGTCGGGAACCTCACCGGCCAACCGTCGCCCGCGTTGCGCCAACCGGCGGATCTCGTCAGCGAAGTCGGTGATCGCGGGGTGAGAGTTCGCGGCGTGGTCCAGTCTCTTATACCCATCTTACGCTGCCGACGACCTACTCCGTGTAGATCTACGCTCTCGCCTGATCATTATAAAATAACTACTTAACACCAGCAG